TCAGTCGCTGGAGTCTGCCCAGTCTCCTTCTCCACAAGCCTGACGCGAGTCTGGTCAGGCACGAGCAGATACCACGGACCGTCTGACGGCGTGTCGTCTTGGTTGATTGTGAAGCCGAAGCTCACGCCAGCACCGTCGCCGGCTGCGGCCATCTGCAGGCTTTCCAGCGGAACGTAGAGCGCCGTCTCGCGTGCAGTACCACTGTAGTCAAGCAGTGGCGTCATCAGGTCGTAAGAGATGAACGCTCCTGAAAGATCAGCGGTCCCAGCCGACCCTGCTGAAGTAAAGGTAAAGGTCGTTCCTGAAGTCACCGTCACGCTGTAGACGCCTGGCATTGAAGTTCCTGCCGTGCCGATGGTGCCGTCAATCTGAATGTAGGCGCCAGTCGAGATTGAGTGGGGCGAGGAGGTCGTGACCGTGACCGTAGAGCTGACGCGAACCGCCGAGGCGACTGGTGCTAGGTCAAGCCAGAGTTGGAATGGTGCGGTCGCCATTTACGGAGTCCGCTTTCCACCGCGCGCCTTTGCTGCTCGCCCCAGTTGCGTGTTCACGCTTGAGGTGGCGTCGCGTCCTAGCGTGATCGAGTTATTGACCTGCAGATACGAAGAGCCGCCTCCTCCGCCACCGCCTCCGCCGCTCATCGGCGTGCCTGTCGCTCGTGGGCCTCCGCTGTAGCCTGCGCCGGCGGCAGCCCTGTCAAGCTTCTGGGTCTTGAGTCCACCGCCCACGCCGATGAGTTTCAACCCTGCGACGATGGCGTCAATGACGATCTTGATGGCCTGCAAAGCAATTTTCAACGGCTCAAGCGCAAGCGCCAGAAGATTTATGTTGCCCTCGCCATTAGCAAAGATGTCAAAGAGTTCACCAACTGAAGAAACAAGAGGCCCGATGTAGTTTTCAGCAATGTCTCTTACCAGCGGCTCGATGCTGCTGATGAATCCCTCAAAGGCTGGTAGCCCAGTATTCATCAGCCAATCTGTGATTTTTGCAAGTTCTGGGATAACCTTTTCGCCAAGTTTGATTCCAACAGCATCTACGTTGTTGCCGAGAATCTTGAGTTGGTATGCTAGGCCTTGCTCCTGGAAACTTAGCGCGGTGTCTGTTGCGCCAGCGGCGTTCTGCATCAAGGCTAGTTCCTCATTGAACTGCGCCCCTGAGTTCTTTGCAAGCACAAACGCTCCACGAATAGCGCGAGCGTCTCCTAGAATCATTGAGAGAGCCTCGCTGCTCCCGTTTGTTTTCTTGATCATTTCATTGAGCATCCCTGAAAGACCCTTTGACTCAAGTGCTGTTGCGCTCAACTCAATCCCGTAGGAAGCCGCGTACTTGGACGCCTGAGAAGACGGCTTTAGGATGGACGTCATAATCGCGTTCAGTTGCGTGGTCGCATTTGATGCGTCAATACCGTTCTTGGTTAGAACTGCGATTCCAGCGGCGACTTCTTCAAGAGAAACCCCAAGTGGCGATGCCAGAGCCGTGGTCTTGCCGATTTCAGCAGCAAGTTCTGGGAAGGTGATGACACCTCGATCTACCGTCTTGAAGAGGACGTCGGAAACCCGCTGTGCGTCATCAGCGCTAAGACTGTATGCGTTCAAGACCGCCGTGATTCCTGCCGCAGACTCAGATGTCTCAGCAAGACCAGCGGACGCTGCCTTTGCAGCCGCCTCAAGCACCTTGATGCCATCAGCGCCAGCAAAGCCGCTGGAGGAGATGTCGTACAAGCCTTCGGCAAGCGTTTCGGCGCTTTGCGGTAGCCGCTTGCTCAGTTCAAGGACAGCATCCTGCATCTCCTTGAAAGCCTCTGGCGTTGCCTTGGCAATGCTGTTCACATTGAGCATTGCGGTCTGGAAGGCGGCCGCGTTCTTTATCCCATCTACTGCGAAGGCGACGATTGCTGCCCCAGCAGCAAGAGCCGCAGCGCCTATTGCCTTGAACGCGGTCGCGCCGACGCTTCTGAGTTTGCCCATCGCCTTGCCGATGTTTCCAATCGGCTTGGTCGCGGCGTCCTTTGCCGCGATGACGAAGTTCGCTGAACGATCAGACCCGAATGCCATTTGTCACCTTCTCTTGAACCGCAGGATCGTCCTGCGGAATGCGTCGTTGTTGAAGAATGATTCTACCGTCTTCGCCATCGCTTCCATCGCTGTCTTCTGGCGCGCTTCATTCTTGGAGACTCGCGTGACAAATGGGTTGGCTGGAACGGCTTTGACTGCCTTCGCGCCGTTCTTGGTCTGGCGCACGCCGCTGATCCCAGAGGTCACGAACCAGCGATACCACGCTCCACCACTTCCACCATCTCGGCTGCGTCCAGCCCTCGGACCGACCACCGCAGCCGGTGTGCCGAAGCGAGCGCGGCGTGCAGTGACCGACTTGCGGAGGCGTCCTGGCGACTTTGTGGTCCTGCCGACTGGAGCCTCTGCCCGCATCGGCTTCACCATCGTCCGAGCAGCGTTCAGGGTCGCAATGCTCAGGAGGCGCTTGTAAGCGCCAGGGTTCGCGCCTTCAAGGAAGCCGAGCTGCAATGCCTTGTAGTTCGAGTCCACATTGAAGGAGATCGTCAGTCGGTCAAGCGAGTTAGCGGCCATTCTTCTCCTTAGGCTGAAGGTCGGACATCAGCGCAAGTGTACGAGCGAAGTCCTCCGCCTCCCACTCCAGAACCTCGTGTGGTGGGATGTGGAACTCTTTGGCAATCAGGTGTGCTGCGATCAACGGATGCGGCGAGATTGTCCGACCCGCCGCCAGCCGCTGGGCGTCGAGCCTTATCGAGGGGGGAGTGCTGCTACCGCGTCGCTCCACTTGCTGATCGCATCGCTCAGTGCGTCCATCGGTGCGTCAAGCACCTCTGTCGCCGGCTCGCCATCTTCGGTCAGGAAGTTGTGCTTCACAATCAGGCGCTCCAGCGCCTTGAGTGCGCGCTCGGCGTTGCCGCTCTGCAGCTCAATGAAGACGCGAGCAGGGACGCCCTCTGCCTTCATCGTGGCTGTCCAGCCGTCAAACGGCGCGGACAAGGTGATCTCTACGGTGCGGAACTGTGGCTTGCTCTGGCTCATCTAGCCTCCTCCTTCTCTGCTACTAGGTTGAACTTACGGCAACGCCGCCAAGTCGCTGTTCACAAGGATGCGAAGGCTCTTGGCGCTGACCGTGTCGTAGACCAGCGTGCCGGTCACGGCCATTGTCGTCAGCCCATCTTCAGCGCCAGCCATCTGCTGCACTTCGGTTGGGACGATCATCGCCATAATGTGCGCGCTGTAGGTGCCGTTGCTCCAGCTCAGTCGCACGCCCTTCGGCGTTGCCGCCTTGTATGCGTCGTACCACGTGCTCACTGCCGAAGCGGTCGAGGAGACCGTCATCGTCAGCGTGCCGCTGAATGGGTTGCTCTCAGCGTGCGTGCTGAACACGGTCGTGCCTGCAAGGTACGCCTGGCGCGTGATGCCTGCGTTGAACTCCAGTGAGAAGTCGAGCAGGTACTCGTATGCCGTGCCGTCAGCGGTGCCTGGGAAGGTGCTGCCGTGCTGGAAGGCGTTCCAGAGCCGTCCTGCCATAAACGGCGATGTCGGCGTGCCTTCGGCAAGCGTCGCGCTGTTCTTGGCGATCTGCTGCGCGAAGAGCGAGGCGCTCAAGTTCGTCAGTCCGCTGCGGTCTGCCGCAATGGTGATTGACTCAGCGAGGCAGTAGTTTGCAACGTACTGCTGCTGACCATCGGTTGCGACAAGCGAGTAGGAGGTTGGCGAGTTCGCCGCCGTCATCGAGTAGTCGTAGTCCCACTCGTATGGCGCAGCCGTGCCCGAAGGCGTATCGGTGCGTGTCATTGAGAGCCAGAGCGGAAGTTCGCCGACGCTCACTGCAGGAACGGTGGCGCTGAGTGTTGGCTCAACGGAAACGATTGTGCCGGTGGAGCCGATGAGCGGGTTGCGAAGTGCAACGGATCGCTCGGTGCCAAGTTCAATCGTCGTGCCTTCGGAGATGACGCCAGTTGGCGTCACGAGCAGCTTGCGGCCGCCAGAGGTCAGCGTTGGGATGGTTCCAGGCGTCGCTTCCTTGAAGGCGACGAGTTTGCTGAACAGGACGTTGCCTGCGGATGCGGCTGGCATTATTCGTTCTCCTTGTCGTCTTCAGCCGCTGGTGCGGCACTTACTCGTTGAGCGATTCCTGCGGCAATCCACGCTTCCGCGAGGACGGCTGGTGCGCTGATTGTAGACCCATCAACAGGCAAACCTCCCACGAACTCTCCTTGTGGAAGAGAGCCAGGGACGTAGCGCACGTCAATGTGACTGATCGGGGTGTAGGAAAGTGGCTTCTGCAGGTTAGGCACTGGTCGCAATCCCTTCTACTGACGAGACCTCAATGGTCCCTGTGATTGTAAGGTAGTCCGCGTCACCCCACGTGTCGGTGCCGATGTTGGTGGAGGTCACGCTGGCCTGCGCCACGGCGTCTGTGCCGTTCAGCGTCACGCCGTCAATGAGGCTGTCGCGCAGCCAAGTGCGCCACGTCATCAGGTCTGCATACTTGCGGCCGAGGTCAGCCTGCGGCTGGATGTAGATGACCACGTTCAACGTCAGCGTCACTTGGCGATTGCTCGCTCCGTAGCCGATTGAGTCATCGCCTGGGATGATCACCGCCGCTGGGACCACTGCGAGATTGTCAGGTGGGAAGGAATGAACCGTGCGAAGGACGTAGCCAGTTGGTGGCGTCTGCGCCGTCAGGTGCGCGGCGAGTCCAGCGATGATCGTTCGGTCATTGAAACTCATCGAGCCAGACCTTCACGCCTGCGGTACGCCTCCAGCAAGACCTGCGCTTCAGGATGCAGTGCACGTGTCTGTCGCAAGATGCCGCCGAGGTCTTGGCTGCCGATCACGCCGAACGGCGAGGTGCGGCTTGACCAGACTGCGCCGGCTTGGATGATTGCGGCTTGCTTGACGGCGCTTGGCACGGACGGCCATCCGAAGACGCCGACCACCTTGACGCCTCGATACACGTCGCGTGGGAAGTTGCGCGGCCACGTCACCGAGACGTCAATCTCGTTGTACGGCCATCCATCCAGAGCTGCGTTGCCTGGCGCGAGGTTGTAGTCGGTGCCTGCGGTCCACGTTGTCTCGTAGGTGCCGTTGGCGTCGTCATCTGTCGTCAGCGTCGTGACGCTCACGAGGTCGTCAATCAGGACGTACTGGTAGTCGGTCGCCGTGTAGTAGCGCGTCTCCGTCGCGGTGCCGAAGCCTTGCTTGCGGTCGGTGTAGAGGTCAATCAGTGCGTCGGTTGCATCGAGCACCGACTGCAGCGCGGTGTCATCGGTGACGTCGGCAGTGCCGATCCCGATGGCGCTCTTGAACTCTGCGAGGGTTGCGTATGACATCTAGCGACCTCCGATTTGTAGGACGCTGACCACGGCGCCAGCATTGTCTGCGACAGCATACAACTGCACCCTCTCAGGGACGTGAATGGTGATGTGCGTGTTCTTATGCAACTCAAACCCGTTGGACGTGGTTACGTTGGCGCCGCCAATGAACACCGTCTGATTGCCGGATGCGGTGTCGTACAGGTGGAACTCAGAGCCAGTGACTAGGCCCTCGCCGAGAGGGGTCGCAGCCGTGCCGACCGTGACCTGCCTGCTGCTCAACTTCTGTTCGCTCACTCGCTTTCCCCATTCTCCCGCTCTCTGAGCGGGGTTCGCTTGATTGTGGCTGTATTCCCCCACCTTACGACGATGGCGCGCTCTACGAGGCTGGGATGTGCCTCTGCGTTGATTCTAGGCGACCCCTTCGCCGCCAGTTTCTTAATCTTGTGCCAGATGTTCATTCTGCCCTCCCTCTAATGCGATCGGGGTGCCG